CCCTCGCTTGCCACCGGTGTAGCCCTTGGTGCCGTACTCCACGAACCGGAGGAAGTAGAAGCGCTTATTGGCTCTTTTCCCTCGAAGCCCGACTTCGGCATCCAGCCCGTTCTTGGCCACAAAGGCCGACAGCGCGGCAGCGCTCGCGCCAGTGTCTTTGGGTATGTTTTCACGCATTGCCGCCAGCAGTTGGTCAGCGCCTATCTGCATGGCAGGCTTGATCTCATTTTCGAGGTTCTTGTGAATGTTGCGCAGGGTGCGCCTGAGCGCGAAGTCGCCCTGCAGACGGGATCTGCGAGCGGCCATGCGTTACTCCTTGGCAACATTCACAACTGCGGATTTGTCCTTCGCGACTTTCACCGGCTCAGCGGCTACCGGCTCGACCACCTTCCGGTCAAGCAACGACTGCCCCAGCGCAGCATCGACTACAAATTCCTCACCGGATTCCCGGCGACCGCCCGGACCGGACAGATTGGCAAGTGCACGTACTTTCATGGAAAACCTCTCAGGGGTTGGTCACGCTTGAACAAAGCAGGCGTAGTAAGTCCAGCTGGTTGTCAGGTAGGCGCGCTTCAATCAAGTAGGTTTCGCCCGTCGTCTTTCGTATCAGGCGCATACCTGTAGCGATATCGGCGCGATGTCGCACAAGAATCTCCGCCTCGATATTGGCCTGGAGCCGGTCAGCTACTGGCTGAGTGCGTCCAGTGGGCACGGTAATTTCTGCCCACAGCTCATGAAGAGTTACCCAGGCACTGGCCCGGCCGCCGCCTGGCGTGCGAACACCTTCTTCACGCTGCAATAAACATCGGTGTCTCAATCGGCCGGCTCGCATCAGAAACGCTTCCTCGTCCACAACAGCGCATGAACGCCCATTGGCAACTGACTTGCGATAGTGCCGGTTACGACATCCTCGCGGTTTGCATACCAGTGCCCGACCAGCAGCAAGATGGCTTGTTTGACGTCATTGGTCAGCGCCATCTGTTCCGGACCTTCCGGGCTTTCGACGATACGACGGTCGCAATGCTGCTGGACATATTCCACCGCCGCGTCGATGTACGCGCTGATCAACAAATCGTCGTCGTCACCATCAACGCGTAGGTGGGTCTTGACCAGCGGCAAGTCGATCATCATTTCGCCTCTTTCTTCAGCGGCTTGCGGGCTGCCCCTTCGGAGGCGTTAACGATCTCCGCCAGCTCCATTCCGACCAGGGCGTCCGCGATATCGTCGGCCACTTCTCGCTCTTCGAACTGGTCGAAGTTACCGGCGTGATAGTGAGAAAACTGGCGTAGCGCTCGAATCTTCTTCATGTGCAAACGGGACAGTTGCCTGCCCCGTCCTCAGTGGTTAGGCCGCCGGGGTGAAGGTGCCTTTGATGATTGCGGTCGGGCGGTAATGGGCCAGCGCCAGACGCTCCTCACAGAGAATGGTCAGCATGTTCTTAACGAAGTTATCGCGATCCTCGCGGCTGACCTCGACGGTGGCATCCATGCGGTCCCAGACTTGGGAGGCCAGGTCGAAACCGCCCACGGTGAAGGTGCCAGCGGCCTGCGCTTTGGTGGCCACAACCGGCAGGCCCCACATCACCTTGGCCGCAAACGCTGCTGGACCGCCGAAGATGTAACGGCCGTCCGCATCTTTCAACAGAGCGATGGCATGCCAGTCGCGCGGGTTGAGGATCAAACCGGAAGCTTCGAATTCCGATTCGCTGGTCTGGAAAATTGCATGCGCGATCTGGTCGGCCCGCGTGTCGCCGGCGGCGTTAAGCGCAGTGTCATAGGCGCTCGCCACTTTGTTCAGGCCAATCAGGTTATCGCCGGTGCCGTCGCCGTTGAGCAGCTGACCTTCTTCGACCAGCGCCAACCCGAACAGCAAGCGGTTGTTCACGTAGGACTCAAGCATTGGCGCGTCGTCCATCACTTGGCGCGATGCCTGAATCCAGTGCGCGATCGTCTTGACGGTCGCAGTCTCTTTGGTGAAGGTCAGTTGCGATTCGGGCTTGAGGTTGCCCTCGGCCACCGGTGCCGCACTGTTGGTGAAGACGTTTTCACGCACGTACTCCAGAGAGTTGGTGCTGATGCGACCCTGTGCAAGCAGGTCGCGGATAGTCAGGCGTCGAAGACCAGGCATCAGGATACCGGCGGTGCGCTGTGGATCGATCAGCGCGCCAGCCGATGCTGCGCCGCTGCCCAGAGCTTTGTCGAAGCTCTTCACGTCGACCTTGCCGGAAGACTTGCCATCCCACGACTTCTGCAGGTCTTCGGCAGTCTGGGTAGCAAAGCTTTTCTTGGTCGCGGGGTTGTCGAGATTGCCGCCAGACAGCTTCTGCTCCAGGTCGAACAGACGAGTGCCGGCTGTTTTCAGTTCTTCCTGGACAGTGGTCAGATCGCCTTGCAATTTCTTGCTGACCTCACCAGTGGCGGTGATCTCCTTTTTCTGCGCATCGAACAAGTCAGACATGTTTTTCTGCGCATCTTCAACGGCTTTTTGGATTTGGGCCAATTCGGACATGGTTATTTTCCTAACGATGGGAAGGATTTGATGCGATCCAGGATCGCGCTGATTTCGCCACCTTCGGAATCGCTCCGAACCGCGGACTTGATGCGGGCAATAAATGCCTGCGCTTCGGATTTGGAGAGACCCGCTGAATCTCTCAGCCAGTTCTCCGCATCACGGATGCTTTCAATGGCATCCATGCTCTTGAGAGCGGATACCGTGGCCTGCTCGTTGGCAGGGAACGTACAGATGCTGATCTCGCTAAGCCGGCTTACGCTCTTGAACGAGTAGCCAGTCTCGATGGCGGCGATGTCGCCCTTCGCTGCGGCAAAACCAACCGACATGCCGCCCACTGTGCCGTGAATCATGGCGGCCTTGAGCGCATCGGATTGCGGGTTGCCTGGGGTGAGCTCCCCGCGGACATGCAATCCAGTGCTGTCCTCGGCCAGGTCAAGCCATTTGCCTACTGGAATCTCGTTGCGCCGGTGATTGAAGAACATCGCGACAGCGCGAGATTGGGTTTTCAGCGCGTGGGCGAAAGCGCCCGGTTCAATGATGTCGCCGTCGCTGTCGACCACACCGAAAACGCTCGCGTAGCCCTCGAAAACGCCTTGAGCACCACCGCTCGCAAACTTGATAGCGGCCTGATCGAAGGCCAGGGTCTTGCAAATACTGGGCATTGCAGCCTCCAGAAAAACTAAACCCCGCGGGATGCGGGGTTTGTTTGGCCGAGTTGGGTGAGCGGAACGTTTTGTGACTGCCGGGTAGCGACGTCGCCACCTGGTAACGGCGGGCGGTTGTCCAGCCGCCGCCCCTCGTTCACAGTGAGCAAGCCCGCGTCAACGTTCGTTTTGAGGTAGTTCGCCCTTGCCGTGGAGTCACCACGCAGCAGCCCTTCGAGATTGTGCTCGGCATGGAACTGCCCAACCTGACCGGGCTTGAGCAACCACCGCTCAATCGCGTATTCCCAACGATTGAGGTACGGCGAAAGCGTGTATTGCAAGAACCCGAGGTTCTGCTGCTCGATACCTGTACCCCAGCTGGTGGACTTCTCAACATCGCCAACCATGTGGGGAGGAACGCCGAAGAAACGCGCGAGCTCGCTGACCTGAAACTTCCGTGCTGCCATCGTTTCGGCATCCTGAGGGCTGACGCCGATGGCCTGGGTTGTGAACCCGCCCTCCAGTATCCAGAGACGTTTGCGCACTGGTCCGCCCGAGATTTCCTTGAAGTTCTCCTCAAGTTGGGCGCGCTGCTCCTTGTTCAGGACTTTGCCGTCGCCGGTCATTAGCAGCTGCGGGGACTTGGCACCGTTGGAGTAAAACTCACGCTGCTGGTCTTCCATCGCAACCGCGACGCCGGCGGTCTTGGCTGCGAAAGCGATCGGCGACAGACCGACGAGACCGTTAAAGCCGAACCCTTTGAGGTGGAAGATTTCCCCGGGCTTGAAGTCCGCATACTCGCTGTCCCGCTTGTACCGATACACCACCCGCTTGTTCTCAAGCCGAACATCCATATTCACCGACATCAAGGGCAGTAAGCTGATGACGTCGCCAGCGCCGTTGCGCTCGATATGCGCATAGGCGTTGCCGTAGTAGCAAAGCTGCATAGTCATGGCCTCGCGGAACTCCACGGCGGTCATGTATTGGTTCGGTGAGTAGCGCAGTAGCCGTGCCAGCGGATTATCGAGACTTACCTTGCTGCGGTTGTCATTTTTGGTTTCGTAGACATCGAGCGGCAGTCCGGCTGTCACGCTGGAAATCAGGCGAACACACGCAAACACCGTTGCGATCTGCAGCGAGCGCTCGTCGTTGACTACCGAATCGCCCACCACTCCGGACGCTGAGACAGGTCCAGTCTGCGATCCTTTTTCAGGCGTAACCAGCCGGCCGCCGACGAAGAAGCTCGCCATGCGCGCCCAGAACGGGCTGCGGGTGCGCAGGTCAATGCTGTAGTCGGTATCTGCCATTACATGCTCATCGGTCTGGAAAGGAAATCGTCGACAGAGCCCTGCACATCCACGTTCGCGAGGATTCGGCCTATCGCCATGATCAGCGCCACCGCGCCGTCAATCTTGTTGTCATTGCCCTGCTTGATCGGACGCACGATGTCGTCGTTACCAGCCAGGTGCTTACCGATCACATTGCCAATACACCAAGTCATGATCGGATTCCCGTCATGGTGGAACCGCCCAGACTCGATAGCCGCCTCCAGCTCTTTCATGGGGTCGGACATGTTCGTGTAGTTCTGGGTGATCGTGATTGGCGTCAGCCCCTCGTCGTCCAGGTGGTGACTGAGGTTTGTAGCGCCATGCGGGTCAATAGGGCTTTCCCGGACCGGAGCGATATGGTTCGCCTCCTTGCACTCCTCCAGGATGTCGCGGTAATCGATCTCTGCACCCTGAGATGTAAACAGGTGTCCGGTGTTGAGCCAGGCCTGAAACCGCTCGTACATGCGCCGGTTGTCGGTGTTGAATGCTGTGTCCTCTGGGACCCAGAACCGCGGGGCGACACTGTAGTAGTGGATCTTGCCTTCAATCTCGCGCCAGAAAAGCCGCGCCATGGAGTTCATGTCGAGCTTGCGCGCCAGATCGAGGCCGAGGTTGCACTCTTGTCCC